TGAAATGGTAAAAAGATAGCACGAAAAAAGTTCAAAAAACTTGAAAAAAGTACTTGACAAATCGTGTACCATGTGCTATAATAAGACCATAGAAAAGAAAAGGAAACTGTACAACCTACCTATGGGGTGCAGCGGTTAACTGAAATAGGGTGCACATTGAAAAATCGATATAACCAAACGTTTAGTAGGTTACAGAGCTAAACGTGTCTACAAAGATGGGCGCTATGTGCAGGTAAGTGTAGACGGGTATAATCGTGTCATATTGTGACCTTTAATGTTAGTGTTAAGTGCCCCTGATGAGTCTTTGAAAATTAAGACGAAACACGTTAAATGGGGTAGTTTATGCTACCCCGTGTAGGGCACAAAATTCTTGCGCTTAATAATTTTAATTTTGAAAGGATAAACTATTATGACAAGATCACAACAGATTGCCACTAATGCTATTTGCAAGAATGTGTTTGCTACAGCAATGAACGAGTTTGATAATAGCAGTAAAATGAATTTAGGCAAGCTTAGAAATTGCACAGCCGAAGTGCTTGAAACTGAAAATTATTTCTTTCTCCGTTCCTACAACACAATCATTGCCGTTATGTATAAATGGACTGGTGAATGTTTTGATGTTTTGCGCATGGTATATGGTTACACAGCCACATCAGCTCAACACATTGCAAAGTTTGCAAGAGATTATCATGAAACAAACCGGTATACTTACCGGGATGTTTAGGTTAACGTGTCGGGTATGAAAATACCTAAATAATACTAACATTTTGAAAGGAATTGAAAACAATGAAAAAAGAAAAAATGATCACTCGCACGATTGAAAGCACAAAGTACACCATTATGTGCGTAAATCCGGAAGAAAATGCCTGCTATGATTCTGAAATTACTCTTTCCGGAAGTCGTGAAGATTCTGTCGCAATCTCTGCACTGAATGAAACATTCAAAAACAATAATAGCAATCATATTGCTGTTATGGTTAAATCTGCGGAAACTATTGAAACTCTTTATGGAATGCCAGAAAGCTTTTTCATGGCGTACGCTGTAGTTCTACCGCCGAGAGGAACAAAGAAAGAGACTGAAGAGGAATAATTTCCTCTTCAGTTATGGTTAACGTGTTGGGCAAATAAATGTCCTGTGGATATTTTAAAGGTTATGATTCACCACATAAAAAACATTAACGGCACTTCATGCTCTTTGTATTTCAGATGCGAAGTAAAACAAGGGTGAAATACATCTTTAAACTGGTTTTCTTTTAGGCCTGTTCTTTTACACCAGTATAATCAAAAAAGGATAACGGGAAAGGGAAGCGGGAAATCCCTGTCGATCAAACCCTGCATCATAAAATATCCACTCATTACTTGCAGAAGTGGTCAAGCGTTTACTGGTATCGTATAACAAACCAGTGTGTTGGGCATAAATTAACAGAAAGGAAAATACTAAAATGAAAAGATGGTATAATATTGATTTGATTAATGATGCTGATATTATGGCGCTTAGAATGTATTTGCGTGATAATGGTATCAAGTATGAAACGTCTGGCAATTATAATATGACTCATTTTGAGATATATTGTGATGCTGAAATGGCAATTAAGATTGATGATTATATCAACTCGATATAATCATCTTTTGCTAACGTGTTGGGCATACTAATATAAAGAAAGGATTTTTTACGATGGAGAAAGCTGTATTTTATATTTCAGCACAAGAATTTTTTGTTATGCACTCATTCAATGGGTTAAGCCTTTATGCTGTAGTATCTGGTATGGTTTATTATGTCGGTAATTGTTTAACTTATTCACAGGCAAAAGAGATGGCAAAAATTTGGATGGGTTTATAATCAATGTGGTAATTATATGAAAAATTTGCGGACAGTGCTTTTTCAAATACGTGGTACTGATTTAGAAATTACTTTATTACTTAGGGAAGTTATTCTTCCCTACGTGTAGGGCATAAGTGCAAACTTATGTACTAACATTGAAGGGAGTTTTTTCTGCATGGAAGAGACAAAAACGTTACAAGAAGAATTTGCTGAAAAAGCCAAAAAATTTCTGCGTGAATCGTATCCTTCCGAAAAACTATTTAGTAATGGTGTTTTTAACATTGATGAAGTGTACGAAGATGTAATGCAAGAAATACAATGGCAAATAGCAGATTGGTACAATGGGGAGTCCTACTACCCTAAACCAGAAGACATACTTGTTGATTATCTTCAGTTTTCTCCTCTTGATGCTCACAGATTTTTACCACTTTTCACGCAAAACTGTGAGGGAAAGGATTCTTGTCCGCTATGATATTTGAATTTAAAGACCCATGGGATGGATGGAAAAACGAAGGTTTTTTCAAAATAGGCAGGTATCAAGAAGGTGGCAGAATTGCAATTTCCATTTACGCAAGACGCAAAGATGACCCACAGGATTTCTTTCAGCCTTATTGCAGTGTAACTGTAAACCTTCCTAACAGGGAATTAGCTAACAAAGATGAATTTGGATTTGTCGATGTTAACAATGCACCTTGGTTAGAAGGTTTTCTCACTTCAAAAGGTTTTGGGATGCCTACGTCACGATTTGCAACCAGTGGATTTTGCAACTATCCAGAGTTCTTTTTCAATGTAAAGAAGATGAAATATTATCGGTTAGAAGGAGTCTAAAATGGTTTTTGATGTAGAATCTCTCAATTCCGAAGAAATTATAGCAACAAAGGTAATTCTTGAAAAGCTTCAGTGTAATCATCCTAAACTTGCTTGTGTAGATTGTCCATGCTTTGAAATCTGCACCTTTATTGGTAAAGTAACAGAGCGGTGCAAGAGTTTATTAGAAGAAAGGGCATTTTCATGATAACCATTAAATCCACAAGCTATCACAAAGATGATGCAATATTTGTAGCAGATGTAATCAACAGAGGATTATGTGGCCATTGTGAACAGTATTCATCATATTACGACCCGCAAGACATGAACTGTGAAGGCTGTACGCGCAAAACTGCTTGTGCAGATTTACAATCAGCATATCACTATATGCTTGCGAAAGCTTTACGGATGTTCGCTGAAGAAAACACAGGCAAAGTAGACCCTCTTGAATTGGAATTGCTCGATAGTTAAATATTTCCCAATATCGAAAAAAGTTCTCAATTTCAGCATTTTCCTCTTGCAATTTGCTTAGTTTTGTGGTATTATACTCTTGTACCACATAGGATGGTTACCTCCGGTGAACACGTGGTTGGTGCTTCACAAGTAAGCACGTAAAGCGACACGTGTGGTGGGGTCTTACGCAAGGTCGATGCGGCAGACCCCATTTATATGCTACCAGTAGTCAGCATTTGGGTGCAATTCCCAAGGGTAGCAAAGTATTAATCTTAATCTTGAAGAAAGGAGTAGAAATTATGGCAAGACAGCCAATGGTAACAAGAACGATTACCACAACCAAGTGTAAAGTTCTCTGCCTTGATCTTGTGCAGGAAAAACCCTTCACACAGGAAGTAATTCTTCCCCGCACTTACAAGGATGAGAAGGCAATGCTTAAGCGCATTGAGCCGCTTATCAACAGCGAAACTGTGAAAGTCGTACACGTTCAGAGCGCAGAAACCGAAGAAACTCTGTATGGCATGACAGAACAGGAGTTCATTGCCGCCGCAAAGATTCTCCCTCCCCGCGAAAAAACTGAAAACTAACATTAAAGAAAAGGAGTAACAGAAATGAAAGGTTACGAAGTAAACATTGTAAGTTCTACAAAAGAACTCTCACCGAAGGAAAAAATTAAGCTGAAAGACCTTAGCAACAGCATTAACCTTGATAATGCTACACAGGCAGAAGGTAAAGTGGTTATTAATTATGACTATCATGTCATTCTTAATATACACAATGAAAAGAGCAAGGACAGAAAGGACTACCAGAATGTTGTTGTCGTAGACAAGGACGGCACAAAATACAACACTGGTTCTGAATCTTTCCTTACCACTCTGGAAGATATTACTGGCGAAATGCTGTCAGCAGGTGAAGAAGACTTCAGTATTGAAGTTTACCGCAAGGACAGCAAGAACTACAAAGGTAAGCAGTTTATCACCTGCTCTGTTCTGTAAGCGCACCTGTTTTATAAACCCCACGCTAACCCGTGGGGTATTCTTTTTATAAGGGGATGAAAGATGTGGCTAAAAAGCCTACTGCAAACCAGACAGCTTATATGGAACTGGTTGCTGAGATTAAAAGAAAGTTTAAAAGAATCGGTAAACGTGGTTATATCCCTCTTGATAACATTTATAAAGAAGAAACCCCTAAACGTGTTTTACAAAAACAGCTTACTAAATTAAAGAATGTAGCAGAAAATATTTACCAGTTTGCAAAGTATTATGACCCACTAAAAGATAGCTATATCATTGGTACAGAAAGAAGAAAACAGGAACGGGCAGAAGCTTCACGCAAAGGTTGGGAAACAAGACGTGCAAATGAAGCAAAAAGAAGAGCTGAGGAATTAGCAAAGGAACAGATTGAAGCAGAGAAAGCAAAGCAAGAACAAGGACAAAAAGAATCTGAAATAAATGAAGAAGAGATAAGGAGGAAAGCAAGGAAACAGGCAGAGGAAGAACAAGGTTTACCGAGAGAAACAGAAGTAGCTTTTCAGCAAATTGAAGACTTAATTAATAATTGGTCTGAATCAATATTATGGTCAGAAGAATTAAAACGTATTAAGAGAGCAGACCGAAATACTCTTAAAAGCGTTCTTGATGGTGCTATTAATTCACTTGGAAGAGAACAAGTTATTAGGAATTGTGTTAACCATGAAAGAGATCTGATAGATATTGTAAATCGCGTTCTGTATGGTAGTGGTTCTAAGTATAAAGAATATTCAGCCAGAGAAGGTGTACAAATTGATATAAATAAGTTCACTGAAATTCTCTATGGTAGACCATTAACAGTAGCAGAGTCTAAAGATATAAGCGATATGATGGAGCGAATGAATGAAGGAGAATGAAAACCAGAAATTATCGCTACTTCATGGGGGATTTTGAAACTACTGTTTATGAAGGTCAGCTTAACACAGAAGTGTGGGCAAGTGCTTGCGTTGAATTGTACACAGAAGATGTTAAAATATTTCACAGCATTGATGAGCAATTCAAGTATTTCATATCCTTAGATAGTGATATAATCTGTTATTATCATAATCTTAAATTTGATGGCGCATTCTGGTTGAGTTATTTATTAGTTGATGAAGATTTTCATCATGCGGCGCATGAGCCAGAAGAAGACGAGCCAGCTTCAGAATTTGAATGGTATCCTGTTAAGAGAATGAAGAATAAAACATTCACTTATTCTATCAGTGATATGGGTCAATGGTACAGGGTTATTATCAAAACGCATGACCGCATTATAGAATTAAGAGATAGTTTAAAACTGTTGCCATTTACTGTCAAGAGAATAGGCGAAAGCTTTAAAACAAAACATCAAAAACTGGATATGGAGTACAAAGGATTCAGATACGCAGGTTGTGAAATAACACCAGAAGAACAGCAATACATTGCAAATGATGTTCTTGTAGTTAAAGAAGCGCTCGAAGCTACATTTGAGCAAGGGCACAAGAAGTTAACCATAGGAAGTTGTTGCCTTGCAGAGTATAGGGCATTAATTGGTAAGAAACTATACGAAGAATATTTTCCAAATCTTGTTAACATAGAGATAGATGAATCATACGGCGCAAAGAATGCTGATGAATATATCCGCAAATCATACCGTGGTGGTTGGTGCTATCTTGCAAAAGGCAAGGAGAAGCAGATTAAGCGCAATGGCACAACAGCAGACGTTAACAGTTTGTATCCTTCTATGATGCACAGTATTAGTGGCAACACCTATCCAATAGGTTTACCCACATTCTGGCAAGGAAATTATATCCCAGATGAAGCATTAAAACCGTGGATTTATTATTTTGTACGTGTTAAAACAAGGTTCTATATTAAAGAAGGTAAGTTGCCATTCATTCAAAACAAGAGTAGTTTAATGTACACAGCCACAGAAAGTCTTGAAACGTCGGACATTTATAACCCAGAAGATGGCAAATATTACACTGAATACATTGATAGAGATGGTAATATTAAACAGGCATATATGACTATGACTCTAACAATGACAGACTTTGCGCTTATTAAAGAACATTATGAACTTGTAGATTTTGAAATTCTTGATGGTTGTTATTTTTTCTCTTCAATAGGCATATTTGATACCTACATTGATAAGTACAAAGAGATTAAAATGAACAGCAAGGGAGCAATGCGAGAGTTAGCAAAGCTTTTCTTGAACAATCTCTATGGCAAACTTGCAAGCAGTACAGACAGTAGTTTCAAAGTAGCATACGTGAAAGAAGACAAATCATTAGGCTTTTACACAGTTACACAGCATAACAAAAGACCTGTGTATATAGCCGCAGGTTCAGCCATTACCAGTTACGCAAGAAATTTTACAATCCGAGCCGCACAAAAGAACTATTATGGTAAAGACGAAAGAGGTTTTATATATGCAGACACGGATAGCATTCATTGTGATCTTCAGCCAGACGAAATAAAAGGTATCAAAGTAGACCCAAAAGAGTTTTGCTGTTGGAAACTTGAAAGCTGTTGGGATGAAGGATGGTTTGTAAGGCAAAAAACTTACATAGAGCATATCACGCATGAAGACCTTGAGCCTATTGACAAACCATACTACAATGTAAAGTGTGCAGGAATGCCCCAGAAGTGTAAGGAACTATTCTTACTCTCAATGGGCGGATTTATAGCTGATGAAAATACTACAGAGTACACCGATGAAGATGGCAATGTGCATGAACTTACGGATGCTGACAGATGGTTCCTTTCAAAGAAGAGGGAACTGACAGATTTTGATGTAGGGTTAGTAGTCTCTGGAAAGCTATTACCGAAGCGCATAAGAGGTGGAGTATTACTTACAGATAGTATGTATGAAATGAGGTGATAATATGAATGATAAATGTCACGGCTGTATTTATTATGACCCTTGTTGGATGAAATGCAGATTAAGCAGAGACCCAAAAGATTGTTCCTTTTACGTTATACTGAAATTAACGCTTAGCAGTTTGTATGGAACTATGATAAGGTGATATATGGATGCGCTTGAATTTTTAATTGCAGTTAAGAGGGAATGTACCTTAGTTGGCTGTATGAATTGCAGGGTAACGTTATCTGAATGTCCATTTACTAAACTAAAAGATTTTTCAGATGAGTTCTTAGATGGTTTAGTTATGAACACTGCGGAGATAGTGCAAGAAGACCCTATTGATAAATATTGGGAGTGATTATATGTATCTTGGAGCATTACCATTATTGATCTTTGTGTTCATTGCATACATCTTAACCAATCATGATTAAGTATATGCTCTTTGTGAACGGAAAACCTAAAATGGCTTTTCATGAAAATGAGGAACAAGATGCTGTAGAATCCTACCTTCATGTTAGGCAATTCTACGGGAAAGATGCTGTGTTAAACATGGTAAAATATAACCCAGAAGATAACACAATGACGTTAACCAGATTAATGGTAGAAAGGAAAAAGAATGTACGTAGTTATAGTGGGCAATGAGATTATCACATGGGAGAAGACATTTAAAGCCGCAGAGAGATGCGCCAGAAGGTATGAACACTTGCATAATAAGATACCTGTGTGGATAACCAAAGTAATAGTCAAAGACGGAGTAATTTTCGACAAGTAAAATCAATACCCCATAGACCTAAATCTATGGGGTATTTTAATATCCAAAACCACGGGTTACGCAATGCGGTAAGCTGTCCGTCTGATCTGTCTGGCAGTTTATTTCACCTGTGCTTATCCAGAAGACCCATTGAATATAGCCGTGGGGGATATACTAATAAGATAAAGCTTTAAGAACTGCATCTTTGCAACGCATATCCTTGAATCTGAAACAACCTTGCTCAAAGTAATAGCGCAGATTGGAAAGGAACAAATCATTGCGCTTCAGCATTACATAATTGATTTCATGATCTTGCGTTGTTACAGTAATCCTATTGAGGTATGTGCTGTCGGCATGGTCGTCACAGTATATAATTCCCTGTTCTGCGAACTCACGGATGCCAAAATCAGTACTACAATAGCGCAAGGTTGCAAGGTATCTGCTTTGCCCTTTTGGTTTCTCAATAAATGCTTTACTGTCATTCAGATACACATTCTGTGCTGAATACTGCACATATTTATTCTGTGCAAATGCCCTATTGAATGCACTATCCATCTGTGCAAGTGCGGCTGATTCAATCCACCCTTGTTCCATTACAAATCCGTCACCACGAAGGAACTTGGTATCATCACGTAGTCTGGAACTTATTCCGAGTTCAACAAAGTAAGGATTAATAAGGCTAACAGCGTTACCACACAACACCATAGGCACATACCTAACCTGTTTGCCTTGACCTCTTGCAATAGAGGTATGAATAGAAATAAGCTTTTGAATTTCATTACTGCAATAGTGGTTCGTTTCAGATTGAAATTCATCAAAGAACATGTGACCAGTATCAGAGAAGAGGTGGGAATACTTCTTCAAAGTATCGGCATTGTTCAATGCTATAGCATAACCACAAGGAAGGTTATTAAGGAAACACTCATAATAAATTCCATGCGCTCTGCGCTTAACTGTGAAATCATCTGAAGTGAAGAATAGTTGACCTATCTCCTTGAAGATTTTATCAGCTATATCATCAAGTTCATAGTTATATCTGTAAACCTCGCAGAATTTAACCCCTTTCTTTTTAAACAAGTTGAAATTCCTTCTGCGAAAGTATGTAGTTTTACCACCACTTCTGTTTGTAGTGCATAGGTACAACTCTGGTTTTCTTCCATTTACATCAAGCATGGACAGGAGTTTAGTACCGTCATAGTATTGCCCCATTATCGAAACACCAACTTTCTTATATGAATTATAACATATTTCTTGACAAAATGCAAGCTTTTTGGTATAATTTCCATAGGGAAGGAGGATTTATCATGGAAACAATTATTCAGATCATTTCGCAGTTAGGGTTTCCGATTGCCGTTGCTTGTGTATGTTTTTGGTACATCAATAAACTGCAAGAACAGCATAAACAGGAAATCGACAAACTTTCAGAAGCAGTGAATAACAATACTCTTGTTATGCAGAAACTTCTGGATAAGTGGGAGAATCCGTAAGAGTGAAAACTGAAAGAGAAATTGCCTTTGAAGTGATTGAAGGGAAATGGGGAGTCGATGACGATAGAATAGTTCGCCTTACAAACGCAGGATATAATGCAAGTTCTGTGCAGAAGGTTGTGAACAATATGCTGAAAAATGCTATCGTTGCGGATGAACCGAAAGTAACGAATGAACAGAAACAAATTATGGAAGTTGATTTAGACTTGAAGAAGTATGGTGCTTTGATTATTAATTTTGTGGAGTAAGTTATGGCACAATGGCACGCTAAAGCAACAGGAGCATACGGCAGAAATTCTAATGAAGCAAAAGATAATGCTGAAATGTTCTATGGTGTAATGAATAGCTTGGGATGGAGTCTCGAAGCTGTTGCCGCCGCACTTGGTAACCAATCTGGCGAGTCTGGCTATAACCCTTGGAGATGGGGAAGTGATAATGTTCTTGCTTCAAACTCACAATGGATAGATGAAAGAGAACCAATTCCAGGAACTAACCCCGTAAGATATTATAACCATGCCTATGGGTTGTTTCAGCAAGACCCCGCAGGTAAATATCTTCATAGGTCATACGCACAATCATTATCCACTTATGCCCCTAACTATAGTAACCAAGCAGGTCAGCCGCATGATGGCGATGCACAGTGTAGGTATCTTCATTGGATATGTTCAGACCCTTCTGGTGGTGAATGGTCAAGTTCTGGTGGTTCTGGCAGTTCGTATAAAATGTCATTTTCAGATTTTTATACAAATGCTCAAAATAAATCAGTTGACTTTTTGGTTCACACATTCTTTTGGGGTTATGAAAGAGGCACTTGGGATGAAGTACGTGTTACTGATGCTAATTACTGGTATGATTACCTTGGTGGTGTAACGCCACCAGAACCACCAGAACCACCTACTCCTACTCCGTCACGTAAACTTCCATTATTTTTCTACATCCGTTATCCATTTTAAAAGAAAGGAATAAAGACAATGGCTATCAAGACAAAAGAAGAATTGCTTGCATCACTGAAGCAGACCTTTGGTGATAATACTGATGATGCAACATTATCACTCATTGAAGATGTAACTGACACCTATGATGACCTTAACAGTAAAGCAAAACCAGATGGTAAAGATTGGAAAACTGAAGCCGAACGCATTGACAAAGAATGGCGACAGAAATACCATGACAGATTTTTCAATCCCGTAGAAGATGAAAAAGACCCGCTTGATGCGGGTGACCCAGAACCTAAGAAATACAGGTTCGAAGACTTATTTAAGTAAAGGAGATTAAACATTATGCCCAGACGTATTGCTATGACTAATCTCAATGCTTCTACTCTCGATATTCTGAATACTATCAGAGCAAACGCAAGCATGGAATACCAGTCTCTTGTTCCAGAGATTAGTGATGTAAGAGACATTCCCAAAGTTGGTGAAGTGCTGTATGGCTACCCCAATCTTGCAAACCAGTTTCTTTCCTCTCTCATTAACCGCATTGCAAGCGTAAGAGTTAAGAGTGCTACATTCAATAACGCTTATGCTATGCTCAAGAAAGGTTATCTTGAGTTTGGTGAAACTGTTGAAGAAGTATTTGTGCAGATTGCAAAGGCACGTGAGTTCTCCCCAGAGAAGGCTGAACAGCGTGAACTGAAGCGCACTCTCCCCGATGTGCGTACTGCATTCCACACGATGAACTATCGTGTTGAATATCCTATTACAATTCAGAACAATGATCTGAAGACAGCGTTTCTCTCTGAAAATGGTGTACAGGATTTGATTGCAAGAATCGTTGATGCTATCTATACTGGAGCTGAATACGATGAGTTTCTTCTCTTCAAATACCTTATCATCAAAGCTGTTGCACATGGTAAGATGTACCCCGTTGCTTTTGATGCAACCAAGATGAGTGAAGCGGCTGTTGCTTTCCGTGGCAACTCCAATATGATTACCTTCATGAGTGATAAGTATAATGCCGCAGGTGTTCATACTGCCACTCCGAGAGGTGACCAGTACATCTTCATGGATGCAAAATTCAATGCACAGTATGATGTTGATGTTCTTGCCGCAGCTTTCAATATGGATAAGGCTGACTTCATGGGAAGACTTATGCTTATTGATGACTTCACCACTTTTGACAATGATCGTTTCGACGTTATCCGTGCAAACAGTGATATGATGGAAGAAGTTACAGCCGCAGAACTTGCTCTTATGGCAGATGTTAAAGCTGTACTTGTCGATGAAGAGTGGTTTCAGATTTATGATAACCTTGCTCAGTTTGACGAAAAGTATGTGGCAAGTGGTATGTACTGGAATTACTTCTACCATGTGTGGAAGACAGTTTCCTTCTCCCCGTTCTCCAATGCTATTGTCTTTGTCGATGATGGTGCTACCATCACTGCTCCTGCAACCTTCACCGCAACAATCGCAAGCGTGATCGATTCTGAAGCGGCTAAGATTATTACCCTTGAAGTTGCTGATACTGCAACACTTGGTGACAGGAATGTTGTATTCGTACAGGATGAAGATTCTACTGAAGCTGGAATTGCTGTTCACAGGTATGGCGCATTCATTGTGCCTGATGGTCAGACCAGTGTTACACCTATTGCCAAGATTGGTGATGCAGATTACACTGGCACTGCTATCACAGTTGCCTCCGCCGCTGTTGGTGCTACTGTTACGTTCACCAAGCAGTAAGATTTATAAGAGGGAAGGGATAATCTCTCTTCCCTCATTTCTAAGGAAAGGAGAAAGCTATGGCATATATTGCTCCAAACTCAGAAATTGCGCTTTTAAAAAATGTACCTCTTGATGCAAGTTATGACCATACAGTTACCTTTGCAAATACAACACAGCAGTATTTATATTTCAGAGGAAAAGTATCTGATGGAAATGGTAGAATATTTCCACAGAATAGTTATCAGAGAACTTCATCTAATAAAATAAGATTAGAACTTGGTATGGCTGAAGCTATTCAGTATAATTACCTTTACTTCAGAAATACTAGCTTTGAGAATAAATACTTTTATGCGTTCATTACTAATTGGGAATACGTCAATAATATTACTACTGAAATTACATATCAAATTGATGTAATGCAGACCTTTCTGTTTGATTACACCTTAAAACAGTGCTTTGTTGAGCGTGAGCATAGTAATACTGATGCAATAGGCGAGAATACTGTTCCAGAAACATTAGAGCAAGGTGAATATATAATTGATGGTACATCATTCTTTAAACCCTATACGCAGTATGACCCCACAACACATGAAATGATTGTAAATGGAGATATACCGTCAGCTATCTTTTATTGTACTTTTTATGAAGATAAAGATTTTCCGATTGATCAAGTAGAAGACCATTTCAAAAAGTTTCAAGGTGGACAAGCTTATAATGTTTACACTGGTTTATTGCCTATTGAGAAACATACACCAGAAGATGTAGCAAACTTTATTAAATACGCAGGTCAATCACAATTTAAAGATGGTATTATTGCGGCATATATGTGCCCTTATACGCCACTTACTTATGACTTGCTTCAATGGGATAATTTTTTACCACGGCATAATACTCTTGCAGGTTATGTACCTAAAAATAAAAAACTTCTTACTTATCCGTATAACTGCCTTAGAGTAAGAACTGATTCAGACAGCACTATTTATAGATGGGAATTTTTCGGACAAACTGTTAAATTCAGAATGATTGGTCTGGTAGTACCAGAGCCAACACTTGTGTTATATCCTCTTGGATATAATCTTCCACAGCCAAGTGAAGCTGCTCTAACGGCAAACAGAATGACTATAAAGGAGTTCCCACAGTTTGCTATTGACGTTGATGTGTGGAAAGTTTACTTTGCACAGCATGGTGCATCATTAGTAACATCTATGATTGGCTCAGTAGTCGAAACAGGTGCTAAACTATTAGCCTTATCGCAAGGTGGACTTGCGGCAGGTGGTGCTATTATGACAGGCATAACTGCAAAGGGCAATCCAGTAATGTCACCTTCTGCACCGATGGCAGGTAATATGAGTGGTGGTCTAAATGCTGGCTTAATGCCAGACCCAGTTACTACATTGCAAGGTGCGTCCTCTTTAACAGGAATTGCAACATCTTTAGCACAATTATATGAACTTTCCCAAAGGCCACCAGAACTTAAAGGAACACAAACATCTCTTGTAGATTACTCTATAGGTGCAAAAAATTTTTATTTCGATAATCTTTGTATCCGTCCAGAATATGCACGTATTATTGATGACTATTTTACGATGTTCGGTTATGCCACACATAGAGTAAAAATGCCAAATGTCCATGGCAGACCTTATTTCAATTATGTGCAAACTAAAGCTTGCATTCTTGAGGCTAACATACCAGAAATTTATAAACAGCAAATTATCAACATCTTTAACCGTGGTATTACTTTTTGGCATAGTGAAAATCTTAGTTCTGTTACACTTCTTGATAATCTTGTTGGTGACTACACAGTTGATAATTCACCATCATAAGAAAGGAGGAATTTAATCAATGGGCAGACGTAAAAGAGATAGAGAATTTTGGGAAAGCGCTGATCTGAATAACGCATCCTATATTCAATATTATGATCGCCTTACAGAATTGTCTATCTCTATGTTTGAATGGCGTAACCTGCCAGATACAGTAGACCCAAGATTTCTTGAGTTGACCCTGTTCGCAAATGGAATGGCTGTCTTTTTCAAGGATGAAGTCGAAGATTATTTGGCTCTTCAGTGCGCTATCAGTGGGCCGCTGAACGCCTATAGGATTCCTATCAGAAGAAGGGCATACGCTGTTAATGGCTATAACAGGGAACTGGATAATACAAATAGCGTTATCATTTATAACAATATGTTGCATAAAAACAGCATGCTCGATGTAAGGATATTTGCAAGAGAACTGTATAACCTTGATAGGGCGATAAGTGTTAACGCTAATGCACAGAAAACACCTATTCTGTTGCGGTGTAATGAAAATGAAAGATTGACCGTTGAAAATCTCTATATGAATTATGACGGAAACAAGCCTGTTATTTTCGGAGATAAGGGGTTAAATCCTAATGCGCTTAGTGTTCTGAAGACGGATGCTCCATACGTTGCCGATAAGCTTTATACTCTGAAAACGCAGAAGTGGAACGAAGCACTTACTTACCTTGGTATCAGCAATGTTAATATCACGAAACGTGAAAGATTGATTACTGATGAAGTAACCAGAAACCAAGGTGGTACTATTGCAAGTAGATACTCACGTTTGCAGAGTAGAAGAATGGCTTGCGAACAGATTAATAAAATGTTTGGTCTGAATGTTCAGTGCGACTATAGAGAAGACTTCCAAGAAATCGTGGATGCTGAAGACAGTGATACGATTAATCCAGAAGAAAGGGATAAGACAAATGAGTAAATATACTACTGAATTGAGATTCATTTGTGAAACTGAAGCAGGTAAAACTGAATCGGTTGGTTTCTCTGATGTGGATGAAGTTATTACTGCCGCATTACCGCATATTTTTGATTTCGATTTTCCAATCTTTGATGAGAATTATCGTGTACCTCTGGAAACCAAAATAATACGGCACTATTATACCAGAGAAATTGGATTAGAAACCTATGGCTTGTGGAAACTCAAGCTTCAGACCAAACTAAATGAAATCATGCCGTATTACAATAAACTCTATAAGAGTGAATTGTATACTTATAATCCGCTTTACGATGTTGATATGACCACTACTCACGTTGGTCGTAAAACAGGTGAAAATACAAATGTTGATAGTAGGATTAGTGAGAGAAACAATAGTGGCACAAGTAAAAATGTAGGTGACGAAACTACAGCTGATACTAACAGAGCAACAACTTCTGGTGAAAGAAGTGTTGAAAATACTGGCAGTGAAACCAATACTGGCAGAAGTAAAAACTCTGCAACAAGGGATTACCAGAGAGACGATGCCTATTCTGATACTCCACAGGGTACGCTAAATAATGTAAGAAACCTTAATTATTTGACCAATGCCAGAAATATCGTTGATACTGAAATGACCAACGAAAATGGCGAAACTACTGGTGCGAGTGCTACAGAGAATAAGCAGAGCGAAACTAATCAGCAAACTGTTACTGGTGATAATACTTCTGCTACCAAGAGAGTTTCAGAAAGAACCGACGATTTTACTGAAAGTAATAAGGACGAAGGTACGAATACTGAAACCAGTAAGAGTACAGAAGACTATGTACTCCATGTCATGGGCAAATCCGCAGGTGTTAATTATGCCAGAATGATTAAAGATTTTAGGGATAATTTGCTTAATATTGATATGGATGTAATTAGAGAACTGAATGATTTATTCATGCTGATTTGGTGAAAGGAGTATTGTATGAGAGTTGTTATTATGGATAGACTTAGCTATTCTATTATCAGCATTAAGAATGTTACAAGCATTACTTACAACAATGGTACTGTAACAATCATTGGTGTTAACGAAGCTGATAATCAGAGTGCAACCTTTACCGCACAGAGTTCAAGAAGCATTGTGCGAATTATGGAAAATTGAGGTGTAGGGTATGGCATCTAATATTAATCCTTCATTGACACCTGTAAATAGTCTCGCTAATTTTAGGTTCTGGTGTCAGAAGGTTCTGCCACTTGTTTATGATGATAGCCTTAGTTACTATGAAGTCCTTGGCAAGATGGTGGTTCAGCTTAATGACGTTATTGATAATGTTAATGCTGATACTGATAATGTTCTTACTCTTAAAGATGCTTTTCTTGAACTTCAGACCTATGTTAATAATTTCTTTGACGATATCGATCAGCTTGCTTCTTACGCTGAACGTGCTGAAGCCGCTCAGACAGCCGCTAACACAAGTGCTGTTAATGCCGCAACAAGTGCTTCAAATGCAAGTCAAAGTTCCCTTGCCGCTATGGATGCAAGAGACACAGCTGTCGCGGCAAGACAGGCGGCAGAAACAAGTGCTAATACTGCAAGTACAGCCGCTACTAATGCTAACACTAAAGCTAATGAAGCCGCTCAGAGTGCTATCACGGCTCAAACTGCACAGGCAAGCGCAAGTCAGAGTGCTACCCTTGCCGCTACTGACAGAAGTGCCGCTCAGACAGCCGCAAGTACAGCTACAACTAAAGCAAATGAAGCTAATACAAGCGCAACAAATGCTGAAACAAGTGCAGAAAATGCCGCCCAAAGTGAATCCAATGCCGAGGAATTGGTGAATAATATACAGGAAAATCTTGATAATATTCAACAGAACACCAATGACATTAGTGACTTAAAGGAATCAGTTACTAACATGGCGACATTTCCACTTGCTATCCCACTAAGAACCTTATTTCAAGAAAATTATAGGTCTTCACCTTTCAGTGCAAGATACATAATAGGAAACTTTGAACACTTCAAGATAATTAAAACAGGTAGTAATCAAGGCTCTGGTAAATATTGCCTTTTTAGTAATTCAGCAAATTATCAGCAGTTAACTTCATCGGAATTATCTGGCCTTATTGTAGACGATTTTAAACCATTTCCTAAAGAATTAAGTGATGAATTAACTTTTACAATTATGTATATACCAGACGAAAATACCGCTGGAAATGCTCTTTATGTTTATATTTGTTATGCCAACATAACAGATGATATTATAACTGTAAATCATACTACAAGAGTTCAAATGTCAACAAGTGCAAAACTATCAACCGTTATAATGAAAAATATTCCAATATATTCTGACAGCGAATATATATCTATTTTTATAGCGAATGGTGGTTCCAATAGAACTGGTGATCTATACTTTTTTGTAGATAAACCAGATGCTACATCATTAGCATTATCAAATTAATATAAAGGAGAGCGCATCATGTCTAAACGTGAACAGAGAGTTATCAACGCATTTATCGCTTGCGTAAAGAGCGGGGAATTTACCGCTGACTATGCTATTATTCTAATTGAAGATACGCAACGTTATGGTTGGCTGAGCAACACAGCAAAAGATATTTTCTATGAAGCGATAGAAGAAACGGAGTAATTAAAATTCAAAAAACACATTTAATAAGGTACAACTTAAATGGAGCTTTAAGTAACTATTAAAGTTTTAACAATGGTACTCAGTTTTGCATAAATTATTCATCAAAATAAACAGCCATAGTTGAGTAACTCAAATTTTCCTAAAACATCATTTATAATTTTAACCGCAGGTTGAAGAATCTTTAAATACAAGATAGGAGGCAACCTCCATAAAAGCAAGCGGTTCAACCTGATAGAAACAATTTCATAAATCCTTTGCATGAGTTTAACGGTCAAGGTTTACATACTGCTCAGTGTAAACCTTGATTGTTTTATAGGTGAAACTGAGTACCCCCAATTCCCTTTTATACTATACC